ATTCTAATTCTCTGATCAGGTCCGCGAGTATCTCTATTGCTATGCTGTCGGTCCGGCCCCCATAGGTAGCGCGGTGGTGTTGAAATACCTCCTCTAGTAAAACATATTCTTTTTTATTCATCTTGCTAACCTTTCAATTATGTGATTCTGGACCACCTTTGGTAGTGATTCGAACTCAACTATTTTTCCTAAATGCTCGCCTGCTTGTGCTTCACAAAATTGACTGAAGGCTGTTCCGCCGTACATGTCCGTGCTTAAGCATTCGTGCAATGTCACTGTTTCGCCTGCCACTGTAGACTTGCGGTGATAGTTATTCAATATCACGCTTATTCTGTCAATAGTGCTGTCTTCTCCGCTGTCGTATATCGTGATATTGTCTACCACTTCCTGAATAGTATTAGCCATTATAGGCTCGCTTTCTTCTCTGTTACTTCAGTAACCAGGATGTGGCAATTAATAGCCCATAACCGCAACTCACCACGCCTCCACAACTCAAGTTCCGCCTCCGTAGCCTCGCCCTCATTATCAGCCGTAGCCATATAAGAGGTGTGATACTCCGTGCACCAGTCGTATTCGTTCATCTGGTCATCGTCCAGGTGTTCCCATTTGCTATATGTAGCCTCAAGGATCTTATTGCGTAACTCACTTTGAGTATCTGCCGTGATTGTCTCATTCCATATATTGTCACAATCAAGTGCTTGTCCGTCTTCGTATGTGTCTTCGTATGCCGAAAACTCTATTTCTGCTTTATACATTACGCTTCCCCTTCTTCGATCATTTCGTTAATGATTTGGTGTGATAGTAATTCCAGTATCACAACATCTAGTGTTTCAGCACCACGCTTCAGCGTTGCCTATGGGGGCCGGACCGACAGCATAGCAATAGAGATACTCGCGGACCTGATCAGAGAATTAGAATATCAATACCCGAACTTTAACAAACAAATGTTTATCGAAGGTTGCACCATCAACGAAGATGACGACCTGGCCGGAACTTTAACAAATAAATTTGGTTTATAATTAAAGTGCCCTGTCGAAAGGCGTTAAACTAGGCAAGTGAAGGAGGGGAGTGAAATGGGAAAAACAACATTAGGGAGTTACGAGATAGGACTCGAGGACAATCCCAAACTATATAAAAATAAAGTAAAAACTCGAAAGAGTGAGGAGAATAAAAAAATGTCAAGAACTAAAAAGATCGAATCAATTGAAAAAGAATTAAATATCCAAAATCCTAAAAAATATGCGAAAACTCGCACAGAGCACTTTAAAGATATAACAATAGCCGTTCTGATAACTGGAATAATATGCTTTGGGCTGGGAGTAAAATTCCAAGCCGATAGAAATACCGAAATCCAAGAAGCTATCAAAGAAGTTACAGTTAACTCAGAGACGGCAAAAAAATAAGCGGGGCGGTTGCTGAGTCGAAACCACCGGCAACAACGTCAAAGCCCCCTATAGCACCTTTAACAAATTGCCAAGCAGTCGCCAACGAGATAAGCAAATATAGCGATTGGGACCATCAAATAATGCTGGCAATAGCAAAAGCAGAAAATCGGACTTGTGATCCTACCCGGCACAATCTCACCAAGAGTGAAACACATTACAATAATCGAGGTGAAGTGATTTGTGTGGGATCCTATGGAGTTTTACAAGTCGGCTGTTTACACTACCGGACCGGCGAAGATATCAACGATCTCGCCACGAACGTAAGAATAGCCCATAAAGTTTATTTGTTACAAAAATATACCGCTTGGACTCAGTATCGAAATAGTAAATATAAGAGTTTTTTATAAGAAAGGAAGAGCCATGATAAATTTATACGAATATCAGAAGAAGTATTTATCTGATTTACCAGCCCGCGCGATTATGGCTGCGGACACTGGAACCGGTAAGACGTTCATGGCTCTCGCACATTATGAGAAACACGGGAATAATTTACCATTGTTGATACTTGCTCCAGCGAGCAAAATCCGCACCGGCGATTGGGAACGTGAAATCACTGAATACTTTGGAGCTGGCAACGAGCCAGAATATCAAATATTCTCATATGAGAAATTCAGCCGAACACCTAGCTTGTCAGCCTTTAAGAACGGTAAGCGAGCTGTCTGGCATCAGTTTGTGCCTACTTACGGCGGACGCCAACACGCGATCATCTGTGACGAGGTACACCGCGCCAAGAACCCACAATCAGGTATCGGCAAGAGAGTATTTTTAGTCAGCCGAGATGCGCCGTTTTTCGTTGGACTATCAGCCACACCACTACCAAATGGCTGGATTGATTTTGCTAACTATTCAAAGATATGGGGTTTTACCAAAAACATCACAGCTTTTAAAAATAGATATTGTGATATCAAAACTTACAAGGGATTCCCCGAGATCGTTGGTTACTGGCACGAAGATCAGTTGACACAACAATGGCAGTCGATCAGCAAGCGACTTATAAAGAAGGATGCGCTTGATCTACCAGCCCGAACATTCATCGGTGTTGACTTCAAGAAACCACAGAAGTATCTTACCACCCTAGTAAAGCGGGTAACTGATGATGGTAAATTACTTGACACAGCACCAGCTTTAACCCACGCATTACGCCAAACGCTTACCAGCCCTAAACTTGACTACTTAAAAGATTTGCTTGTCGGCACGACTGAGAATGTGGTTGTGTTTTACAACTATGTATCTGAGAGAGAAGCAATTCTTGAGATGTTAGAAGATAAAGACCTAAAAGCAAAAACAGTATTTCGTCAGGATGGAGATAGACATGAATTACCATCAAAAGCTGATTGGTCTAAAGTTAAGAATTCGATAACCCTATCACACTATAAGAGCGGATCAACCGGTGTCGAAATGACATATGCCACACAAGTTGTATACTTCAGCCCGACATATTCATTCGCTGAATACTTGCAGTCGATCGGCCGAGTATATCGCAATGGCCAACAAGAAAAAACTACATTCTATAACTTTCGAACACCAACAACTATCGAAGAAGATATCTACACAGTATTAAGAACTAAGAATGATTTTCAGATCTCACAATGGGTTGAGAAAATTGATAAGGAGAAAAAATAATGTTGAGCAAAGTTAAAACAGCCCAGGTTCGAAATATGTGTATCTGGTGGGACGGCACAATGCGACCAATGAAGGGCCACATGGGAAATTGTCGTTGGAAGTTTGATGGATATTTTTGGGTCCATAATCCACTGCCTAAAATATATGATCTCACAAAAGGTGAACAACCGATCGATGGTATTAATATTACAGGCGTAAACAAAATAATTGTGCATGAGCAAGGAGAAAGTTTTGAGATGGATGATAAAGAATTATTGGCAAGAAAATTCCATGAAACCTATGAGCGTTTAGCTCCACTGTTTGGATATGAAACCCGAGAAGATACCAAAGAGTTTGACCTTAACAGTCCAAACGGTCAACTCATGATAGCTGTATGTGATGAGGTTTTCACCCAACAACTCAATAAGGCTGAAGTGGATGCGAGGATAGATGAGCTACAAATACACAGGGGTGACGCAATAGAAGGCGGCAAAGCTGGAATAGTTTTATCGTATGAATATGTAGAGGCTCGTATCGCCACCCTCAAACAACAACTAAGGGAGGGCAAGTGATGAAAATATTTTCAACATTTACTGGAATAGGAGGATTTGAAATTGGAATACAGAATGCTTACCGAAGTACGGAGCGAAGCGGCTCGAGCCGAACGTCGAAGAATCAAGGCAAAGACAGGAAAAGACTACAGCAATCGTCGAGACAAGATATTGGTACCTCGGAACGATCAGTTAGTGCAAGCATTGCAAACGAGATTGACAATGGACCATTATTTGTTGGTTATTCCGAGATCGACAAGTATGCAATATCAGTCTACGAAAAACATTTTAAAGGAGTTAAAAACTATGGAGACATCACAAAAATTAAAGCAGAAGAACTCCCCGATTTCGACTGCCTCGTTGGTGGATTTCCTTGCCAAGCATTTTCTATCGCTGGGAAACGAGCTGGTTTTAACGATACTAGAGGGACGTTATTCTTTGACCTTGCGAGAATACTGCGAGCAAAACAACCTAGACTATTCGTCTTTGAAAATGTTAAAGGGCTTCTCAGCCACGACAACGGCAACACTTTCAGAACCATCATCGCCACGATTGATGAGCTGGGGTATGATTGCCAATGGCAAGTGCTTAACAGCAAGAATTACGGAGTCCCACAAAACCGAGAACGCATTATCATTGTCGGACATCTTAGAGGGACACCCCGACCCGAAGTATTTCCTATCGCCAGAGCAAACAGCCAAGCTATTGAGCAAATAAATAATCCGAGCCATAGCAATGATCAAGTGTATGACCCAAATGGCATTTCACCCACACTCAATACGGCGCAAGGTGGGAATAGGCAACCATTTATAATAGGAGGACTACAGGCTCATGCGTCAACAATGGTTAATTGTTCGACTGCTCTTATGGAAGCTATGGGAAAAGATGGTGGTCATACTCCAATGGTGAACGCTATCCGCAGGCTCACTCCGTTAGAGTGCGAGCGTCTACAGGGATTCCCCGATAACTGGACTAAATACCTTTCCGACGGGTCGCTCACATCAGATACTCAGCGGTATAAGATGTGCGGGAACGCAGTCACTACTAATGTAATACAAGCGGTGTTTGAAAAAATATTAGAATAACTAAGGGATAAGGAGACAAAGTAATGGAATCAAATGATAATGGGCTCGAGCTACAGTGTGCAGACTGCAAAGAGGTGTTCGGCGGTTACGAATGCAAAGATTGTGGTGGAAACATGTTAGTTCATACTCAACCCACTAACCAACAGAGTGATGATGCGGAAGATGAGTTAGCAAAGATATTTGTTAATACTGTACCTAAAATTTATCCGTGGGAATCTAGTCTTAAACAGCAGTTACAGGCCTTCATCAATTCTAAAGCGCTTGAATTATTAGATGAGCTGGATGAGGCTAACTTCGCTTGTGTAGAGTCATGCGAACCAGATTGTGATGACTTGCGACACGCTAGACACACTGGATCCTGGGATCATTACACTAAGATGAGTTCAGTAATCAAAGAGTGGAGGCAACGATATGAGTAGCTCACAAAACCAAGAATTTCGACAATATATACAAATTGAGGGTCGCTGGCGTCATGTATATATTATTAGTATTCATCATCAATTGACTTTGTCGGGTAAAGACCAAAAAATGGTTGAGTACAAATTATCAAAAAATACAAAAATTTCACATATGGCCGAACGAGAAAAATTCTTTAAATACAAACCAAAAACTCGTAAAAATACAGATAGAATAATATAATTAAAAAAACATTTGACAACATCTAGTCTTAACTGATAATATTAAACAACAAGGCAAGCAAAGGACATAAATGACTCAAGAAAATGCAATTCAATTAATGCTAGAAGGCCACAATGTTTTCTTAACTGGTGAGCCGGGAGCAGGAAAAACTTATACTCTCAACAAATTTACTGAGTACGCTCGTCAGCTTGGTAAACGAATAGCTATTACTGCTTCAACTGGTATTGCTGCGAGCCATATCGATGGTGTGACAGTTCACTCATGGAGCGGGCTAGGTATTGCCGAGAAAATTTCAGATAAAGAATTAGAAACATTGAGTTGGAAAAGTTATTTTAAAAGAAAATACAATCAGTGTGATATTTTAATTATAGATGAAGTGTCGATGCTTCACGGTTATTATTTAGATATGATCGAGAGAGCTTGTCGATGGACTCGTGGTAATGATCTGCCCTTTGGAGGGATCCAATTAATATTAGTAGGTGATCTGTTTCAATTACCTCCAGTAGCGAAAAATGGTAGTCCTGATTATGTTCATCAATCTGAAGCGTGGCTCAAAGCTGATATGCAAGTTTGCTATTTGACTGAGCAGCACCGACAAGATGCCGACGATAAATTGTTGACCTTGCTTCGGGCCATGCGAGCTGGCAATTTCAACGCCGAACAGCGTCAATGGCTTGAGAATAGACAGAGTTTCTCGGTTGACGATAGTATCACTAGATTATTTACTCATAATATTGATGTTGACACCTTAAATCATCGTAAATTAGAAGACCTAGAGACACCAATTCAAACCTATAGCATGATTGAAACAGGGAATTCTTATCGGGTTGCTTCAATGAAAAAAGGGATTCTTGCCCCACCGACACTATATCTCGCCGAGGGAGCCGAGGTGATGTTTGTCGCTAATAATTGGAAAGAAGGGTTTGTAAATGGAACTCGAGGGGTTGTTATTGGATTTATGAGCGATGGAGCTCCAATAGTTGAGACTAAAGACGGTTCAGAATTTATCGTTGAAAGACATAGTTGGAAAGTTTACGATGAAAGTGGCCAAGATGTTGTAGTAGAGGTAATTCAATATCCACTCAGATTAGCCTGGGCCATAACCATTCATAAAAGTCAGGGCATGAGTTTGGATGAGGCAGAGGTCGATTTAGGCCGAGCTTTTACACCTGGCATGGGTTATGTGGCACTGTCTCGCATAAAGAGCTTAGATGGACTGTTCCTCGCAGGTTTAGGAGAGAGAGCGTTCAGTATGGACCCCGATATTAGGGAGTTTGATAAAATTTTAAAAAAAGGAAGGAGTTATCATGCTTAAAAGAAAGTTGATCAATAGAACTATAACATTCAGAGAAGAAGATATAGAATATATTGAAAAAGTTATGATTGAGAATGATCAAAATCGTAGTCAGGTTATTCGAGCCTTGATCAAAAATCATCGAGAACTAAATGAAGTTAAAGGAGGAAAGTAATGGCTCAACTAGTATTAATAATATCACCGAGCGGTACTGGTAAATCTAGTTCGTTGCGGAATTTAACCAAAGAGGAAGCTGCCGTTGTATTATGCAGCGGTAAGGATCTGCCATTTAGACACGATTTAAGCACTTTTGTACCAAAAAATTATATTGATATATTCAATGTAATTGAACAGAGCAAGAAGCCAGTGATCGTTATAGATGACGTGAACTACATGATGAGTTTCGAAGAAATGAATCGCGTCAATGAAGCTGGTTATGCTAAGTTTACACAGATGGCTAATAATATGTTCCAGGTTTTCAAAAAAATCTTGGACAAGCCTAGTGATCAAACCTTCTATCTAATGGCTCATGCAGCCGAAGATGAAGATGGTAAGATCCGATTCAAGACAACGGGCAAGATGTTGTCCGAGAAAATCGTATTGGAGGGGTTAACCAACATAGTCATCGCCAACGAGATTCTCGACGGCGAGTTTGTGTTCCGTGTGCAAACTAACGGTACGGGTATCAAAACTCCTATTGGTATGTTCGAAACTCCTACGATTCCGAATGACCTTAAATTAGTCGATCAGGTTATTCGGAAGTTCTATAATAAAACAACTAAGCCAGCGGCCAAAGCGCCAGGCAATAAGGGGGATAAAAAATAATGTTTATAAGACGATCACATTTAAATAGTATATTAAGAAGGCTTAATACTCTCGAAAGGCAAAATGAAACTCATAGTCGTTTTTTGCACAATGATTATGACAAACTTGATAGAGATAACCAACGGTTAGAGATATTAGAAAATAGAATTGGGATTGAAAAACCTACCGCTTTTGATGAATTTATCCGAAGATTTGGATTTTATTCTACAGAGGAACCCAAACTGACACTAACAGCAACCGTGCATCAGTTGGTGGAATATCTTGGGTTGACTATAGAGAGTTCTCCCTCGATGACAAGACTTGTAAAAAAAACAGTTAAACCAGTAAAAAAAATTAATAAAAAAGGAGAAAAATAATGGTAAAATTTAGCGATGATCATAAAAAAGAAATAAACAACGATTATTTTGAAATAGGTATTCACAAGGTACAAATTATGCTTGTTGTATTTAGCAAAACAGATGATGGCCGTGAATATGTAGAATTCACCGTTACTGATCCAGAAACTCAAACTAAAGAAGGTAAGGCTCGATTGTGGTTCACAACAGATAAAGCCATTGGTTATACATTCAATGCTATTCGAGGTATATTTGTTCATAATTCACCAGAAAATAAAAAAGAAGCTATCCGTAAAAAAGTTGATGCAGTAAAAGACACCGATGAGCTCGATAAGTTGTGCCAGTTACTTGTTGGCAAGGAAGCTTGGTATGAGATTTCTGAGGACGACATTCGAACTTACCAAAACGAAAAGGGTGAAACAAAATCTAGTCTCAATAAAAATATTACTGGTTATAAACCAACACCGCGTAAGATTAAAGCACCAACTACTGGAACTACTGTAGCTTCCTCAGAGGAGAGTGAGGAGAGTGAGGAGAGTGAAGATACCGATGAAGTAATGGCAGGGTTTTAATATGGAGTTTCAATATTTTGAAGGTGAGCAACGATCTCCAGAGTGGTTCAAAATACGACTTGCCAAAGTAACTTCAAGTAGACTCTCTGATTGGTTGGCAGTTAGTAAAGCTAAAGCTACTGCCGGTCAACCATTAAAAGCTCGCTTAGACTATGAAAAAGAATTATTGTTTGAACGAGTATTCGGCACTAGTTTTGAAACATATGTATCTGAAGCGATGCAGGATGGTATTGACTATGAAGATCTAGCCCGTAGAGAATACAAGCGGGTTAAAGGGGTGGAAGTTATTCCTGTTGGTTGTTGGTACAACGATTATTTCGTTGCTTCACCCGATGGGGGTATTTCTACCGATGGTATTGCTGAAATAAAAATAGTAAAAGATAATTCGTTTACTGATCTTTTGACCGGATCTTTTGACAAAAGTGGGGAACATATTCCTGCTTTAAGCGAGAATGGGTTGCTTAGTAAGTGGTGGAAGCAAGTTCAGGGCCAACTATGGGCGAGTGGTAAGGAATGGTGTGATTTTATCGCCGTGAACTTCAATACTAAAAAAATAAAAATAGTTCGTATCTTCCCAGATGTTGAGTTCCATAAGTGGGTTGAATTAACTATAGTCGAAGAATTCACTCTTGATGAGACTATTTTCGACAGTTCAGAACTTTATGATTTGGTAGAGTTGAAAGAAGCAGAACAACCGATTTTAACAGCCGAAGAAGCGACGCAAGACATTAAAGCACTAGGATTTTAAGGAGGTTTAAAAATGGAATTAAATAAAAGAATCAGACAAAATGCGCTGAAAGTTGCGTTTATCGCACAAACATATCCAGAAAAGAATATCATTGAGATATCACAAGTATTCCAAACATCGCCGATTGAGTTCAATGCGGCAGCTTGGGCGGCTCAAGATCTCGGGTACTTCACGGTAGCTCCTGATAATAGTATTAAGCTCGGTGACATTCCAAAGAATTGGGGTGAGCTCTATGAGCTTGATGAGCTTGATGAATTTGGTGAGCTTGTGGAGCACTTAATGGTTGAACTCCCATATGTATTGAAAAAACTTAATGCCGAGGAAGCCGACATAGAGGAAGAATATCTTGGTAATTGGGCTGCGGGGTTCCCTGCTCAAGATGTTATCATCGCTACGAAACTGTTATTGGCTCAAAAGAAGATCGCCAGTTATGAGGTAAAGAACGAAACTCATGTTAAGCCAAATCGTGAGCAACGTCGAGCCGGTGTTGAAGAAAAAACGATTGTTGATACATACGTTTTTTATACACTCCCAGAGAACATCGATAAAAGATGGGGTGAAAAGCAGTTTGAAGACAAAGAATTGTTGCAAAAAGTCGAAGGGTAATTTATAGTATAGAGTGTCCTCGTTATAGAGTACGCGCCTTTGCTTGAAACGGGCCCTTCGGGGCCCTTTCTCTTTTAAGGAGTAAAATGATAGATATAGAAGAATTCAGAAAAATATTTGATCCAGATAATATTGATATAGTTAAAAAGATTTTCCCAGAAGCAGAGACCCTTCAAATAAAAACGATTGTATGGAAAGATAAAAAGGTTACTACATATGATTACGAATCTTTTGTAAAAACTATAAAAACTTGGATTAAAGAAAATAATTGGACCAAAGAACAAGCCCTTGACGAATGGTTTAGTATGGTCTAGGGTTAGTGTGTGAGATGTAGTTCACAGGGATGTGAACCACTAAAAAACGGCTACTGTGCGAGGGTAGCCGTTTTTTATATTGTGCGACATTGAGCTTTTAGCGCCCTAAAAGGTTCTGTAACCATGCTACAACACCTGACGGTATGCCGATTACAAGCAATAAGGGTATTAAATTAGTTCTAGCGTACTCTATAGTGGCTTCTGGAACTCCAGGAACCGCCCATACAACTAAGACTAGTCCAATTAAAGCACCGACAATTGCTTGTAGTGCAGTTCTTACTCCTTTATCTAGTGGTGTTCTTTCCATAATATTTACTCCCAATTAACGCCAAAGAACTTTGCAATGGCTTTTAATATTTTAATAATTAAATTTGTGTTTTGCAATATAACATCACCATTGCCGGGTGTATTAGGATTTATATCTAATGGTGGTTCTGGCACGGGTTCTCGAGGTGGTTCAGGAGTAGGAGTTTCTACTGGCACTTCGCCAAAATTATCGAGAGGTAAGCCCCAATCTTTATTGTTATCCTTGGCCCACTGACTTCTTGCCCAAACCTTACTGTCAGCAGTTGTTTGCTTCTCTACTAAAGATACATCTACCCCAGCTTTGATGACTTCTCCTATAATCTTTTTGGTAGTAAGATCTACTACAAAAGTATCGGTGAGCAATCGCATCTTTCGAGGAACCGCAAAAGGCTCCCACTTTGGCTCAATAGAGGGTGGTTGAGTAACCTGAGTTACATAATCTTTACAATCTTTAACATTAAATCCGTGTGTAGCTCTAACAGCCCCATTATTATAGGAATAAGCAGTCATATAGTATTCAGCTCCTACAGCGTTCTTAGCAACCGCTACAACGTCGATTATGGCTCCCTGTCCATATGGTTTAATAGCTTGAACCTTAGTCCAGTCAGTAAAATTAAAATTCCATAAATTTGCAGTCCGGATTAATTCTATCCGCTTAGCAGGGATCCTTGTATAACCGATATATGCTAAAGGAGGTAATGTGGGATTCAATTGTGCTGTTACGCTATCCCATACAATCTTAGCATAGCCTTTATCTTTTAGATCAGCAGGGCAAAGTGTGATTTTGTTTGCCACATCTTTATGATATTCAATCCCTGCATTAGGCCACCTTTTCCGCAGCTCAGCTATAAGACGTCCTAAATTGTCAAGAGTGGCTTTGTCATAGTAGCCTCTCCAATCTCCTCTAACTTCTATAGTCAGCGACTCGTTATTAGATCGCCAGTTTCCATTAGTCCAAGCGGTGTCGTCGGTGTCAACATATTGTTCGATTTGGCCTGATTTGTTACCTACCCAAAAATGGCTAGAACTATTTTTATAAGGGCTAGCCCATAGATAACGGAGAGTATCTTCCCATCCGGCCGAATGGTGGATCGTGATAAACCTAATCGGTTGCTCACGACCTCTCGAAAAATTACTGCTTGAAGCTTGATAAAATGCTATACCTGGAATTCTCATATTCTACTCCTTTGCTTTTATTTTACGCCATATGGCTCTAATTCCAAAAGCCAACAGGGTACCGAAGAAAGAACCGACCAGAGCGCCACTAACCCAATATGCAAGCCACATGAACCATAGCTGGTCGACTATGCTCATTTTCTATTCCGTTCATCTTTAATCAGATCAACAATTTTCCCTTGAGTTTCAGCAATAGATTTGTTGGTAGTTTCGATCATTTCAATACCACTCATTATGCGAGTCAACGGCACTTCCTTGAGCGTCTTGATCTGGCCTTGCAGATTAGCTATTGCTTTAGTATTTTCAACATGAAGGTTTTTTAGATCAGTAATCTCTTGCTTGTAGGTAGCATTGATCTCGGTCAATGTCTTGATAAGCTCTTTTTGCTGGATCTGATTCTCTTTACTGGCTTTGGAGCGGATTATTACCGCGCCACCACCGATCAAAACGATTAGGCTTATTGCGTTGAGTATGATGTTTATATTGAAGTCTTCCACCATAAGCTCCTTAAACGCCTATCATAGTTATAGTTACTCTTGCGGTCGCGGCTGCTGCACCACCGGCATTGACAATATAGAAGGTACCACCCGTAGCTCCGAATGGAGATTGAGCGTGGCTATACTGCTCTGCATATGCAGTCAAATCCCAAGTGTTTATCTGAGCTGTTCTTGTCGTCGTTATGATACTGGTAGGCACTACAAGGCTGAATGTTTTTGGACCAACTCCAGTAGTAGTGACTGCGTTAGAGGCCCCCCATAGTTCAACGGTGTTCTCTTTCTGTTGCCAGTAGAAAGTACCGCCAGCCGTTCCAGTATTGGTGAAGCTGAAAACTCGTGACTCAAAAATTGGTCGATTAATCACTACTGAAGTTGCCGGTACGGACCAGTTAAAGGCTGCTGTAGCTGAAAGCGTTGCGTTAAATCTACCAATATTCTCTGTTACATCAGTAGAAGCTGGCGCTGAACCTGAAGCCGCCCAATAATTTTTTACGGTTGAGGTGGTTGAAAAGTCTGCGTAAGTTTTGCCGCCAGGAACCCTAGAAAAAGCAATACTCACAGCGCTATCAGTAGTATTCCAGCAAAGATAAACAAAGTAATCCAGCTCAGTAGTGGCTAGAGTTGTATTGCCTGACCCAAACCAGTTAGTACCAGCGTTTTTAGTGACAGAGAGAGCAGTTGTAATAGCTCTAATTGTATCACCAATACGAACATAAACAGGATTATCAGTGGTAGGGTCAGTGCCAGCTAGAGTTTTTATAGCAACAGTTAAATTATTTGTTGCTACAGTTCGAGCTATCTTTCCGTTAAGAAGGAACCCTTGTGGCGCATTTAGAGAAGTGGCAATTGCTGCCGTTTTTATCTCTCCGTTATCCTTATGAGAAACTCGAGCCAAGGCGACCATTTGATTCACTTGTTCTGTATTTGGCTTAATAACTACAATTTGACCGGCTGTATTGCCGATATCAGTATAGCCAGGAGCGTAACTATCAATAACAATGTTACCAGCATCTAAGTGGCCATAACCAATAGTCATGCTTGCATTACTAATATAATTATTAGGGTTCTTGGTTCCGGTCACAAAAATAAAGCTATTAGGCCAATTATCAACATTGTCAACGTCAATTGTTGTAGCTCCGACAATTCTATCATTTTCTATATTAGCTACAACCGCCTCACCTGTCCCGTCGCTTGCACTTAATTTACTGTAATCCATGTTTAGCCCCCTTTGATATTCTATTTTTATTGTAGCACAATTATTTTTTTAAAGCATTATAATTTTATAAACAAAAAGAGGGGCGTAAAACCCCTCTCTTTTAAGATCATAAAGATCAATCGTTCTCAAGACTAGCGATAGCATTGACTTTCTTAGACAAAGCAAAAGTATCACCACGATCACGCATCTGGATCTCAATACCAGAGAAACCAGGAACCTTATCAAGCACAACGAAGCCGTCACCTTTTGGATCCATTTTCGGTGTAACATTGATGATCGCTTTCTTATCAGTAACGATAGAATAAACACCAGCTCCCAAGTATGCATCAGGAGTCTCAACTACTTTAGCACCAGCTAGTTTACCAATATAACCATTTTTACCATCAGAATATCCTTCACTCGAGCCAGTATAGTTGATAAGAGCACGAATCTGGGAAGCAATATCATATCCAACCCATGCGATGATATTACCAAGACTACCTCCACCAGTCTTAACTTTATCAATAGTACGGCTGAACTGAAGCTTCAAATCGTTCGTACCGGCGTTGGCGTCAAAAACGACCTTATTGCCGACAGGACGAGCTGCAAGAATCTTACCAAGTGAATATGCATCATGAGCAGGAACGAATACCTGATCAGCCTGTTGCATACCAACTTTTTTGCTGAAATCACCGATTGGTTGATCCTGAATTTGTGTTTTCTGAATACGAAGCAACATACTCTTATTATAAGCAAGAGTAAGAACTTGCTCAGCAGGAACGACAAGCGAAGCCGCACCAAATGGAGCTGTAGCGCTACCTTCGTCGTAATCTGCCAACGAACCATTAGCGATTGAAAGAACACGAATGCTGTTCACATCAACCATTTTATAACCATTATCACCAAGATGAGGAGCAACCACTGAGCTAATGCTTAACGGTATGTCCATAATATTGGCTGTTTTTGTACCATATGCCATAATAAAACCTCCAGTTTTTTGTCAAAAATTAATATTTCTGCCCTTGCTTATTTATATAGTACAGTATCAACAATAATAAAAGCAATAGTATTTTGTGGTAATATTATAATATGTTACAAATACCGCTACACTATAATCCAAGAGATTATCAGGCAGAAGGTCTACGAGCATTGGAAATGGGTGTTACTTTTGCTGTATGGTGTTGGTCTCGCCGAGGTGGAAAAGACTTAACAGCTTTTTGTTATGGTATAAAAAAAGCCGTCGAATCACCTATGAACGTGGTAATTGTCTGGCCTACAAAAAAACAAGGGTATGATAACTTCTGGACCGCAGTTGACAATGATGGTATACCGATCCTCGACCGAATTCCAAAAGGGCTCATAGCCAAGAAGTCCAGTACCAAAGATGACATGAGTATCACACTAATTAATGGTTCGACGATAACATTACTCGGCGCTACGGATCCAGACGCCCTTCGTGGAGCCAATGGAAAGCTGTATATTTTATCAGAGTTTGTTGATCTTCCAGGAGGTCTTCTCGGGGTTATTAGGCCGGTGGTAGCTGTCAATGGCGGCCAGATTATCGTTCAATCTACACCGAAAATAGATGGTACATCTGGAGCTACTTTTCAAAATTTGTTCGAACGAGCTGAAAAAATATGGAACAAAGGGGATAAAACTCAATTTGCTTCACTCGTTACAGCTCATAGATATTTATCGAATGAAGAACTTGAGAATATACGTCAAGAATATATTGCTGAATTTGGGAATGATTTCCTATTTCGACAAGAGTTTCTCTGCGATTGGGGTCAAACGTCTCAAACATCCTATTATGGTGAATTACTTATGAAACTCGAAGAATCTAAAAAAATAGGATTATTTGCCTATAATGATAATTATCCTGTTTATACAGCATGGGACCTGGGTATGGCCGACTCTACCGCTATTACATTTTTCCAGTATTATCTAATCAAAGATGAGCCACAAGTTCGAATCATTGACTATTACGAAAGTAATAATCTAAAAACAGAATCTCATGTCAGGGCTGTTCAAGCCAAACCCTATAACTTTGGTTGGCACTTCTTCCCACATGACGCCAAAGTTCGAGATTCAGACGCTATCGAGCGCATCGAGAAGATCCGAGAGCTTGGCCTTACTAATAGTTCAGTTCTAAAACGCGAGCCAAAAGAAGATGGTATTGGTAGGGTTGTTAGCCAGATGGCAAAAGCAGTATTCCATTATCCTATGACACTTAATCTTGTAAAAAAATTAAAGATGTATAAACGAAAATGGAACGGTCTTACCGGCGACTATGAAGGCCCGGACCATAAAACAGAATCTCACGCCGCCGACTCTATCCGATATGCTTTTCAAGCTATCGAAGTCGAATTTAACAAAGAAACCTGTGAGATGTATTACTCACAGGCCTCTCAAGATGAATTTTATCAAGCAGAAGAAACTAACTCTACTTTTTACCACCCTTCGGCGGGGTAGGAGTTATTAACTTCTCGCTCTTAGAATTTTTTTGTGCGAGATCTTGCATCTCTTTAATATTTGTATTTAAACTCTCAGTTTTAGCTCTACTAGCTCTTTTATCAATTTTCGCATTTTTAACAGCTTCTTCTTGCCCTGCTTTTATTGGATCAAATGACATAACTTTTCCTCCGTTAATTAGTTTTATCTTCTATTTTTTTTGGCTCTTTTTTATTTTTTTCCTCACGGGCTTTGGCTATCATTTTTTCATATTCACTAGAATAATTTTTACCTTCATCTGCATTTTTACGAGCAGCAGTTTTAAAACGTCGATCGGCAATAAATTTTAATATATTAAAATCTACTAAATCATCTGTGGGTATTTGATATCTACTTGCAATTTGAGCCATTAACTCTGGATCTTCTTTAATTGTATCAAGTTCAACAACAATCTCTGGGGCTAATCGCCAACCAAAATCTTGTTTATTATTAGCATTGGGTCCCTGATCACTTGAATTAAAAAATGAGGCGATATGTTCCGCTGTAGCAGCTATTCGAACTTCACCAGATTTTATATTAAAAAACTCAATTCCAACTTGACTCTTTTTTTCTTGTGCTTTTCTTTGTGCATCTTCCTTAGTTTGTAATATTCTTGAATCTGTCATAATATTCCTCCTTAACTTTCATAATATTCTTTAGCGGCTGAAGCCCAATCTTTTTCTTCGGCATCGGTTATATTTTCTATTTTCGTTTTAGTAGAAAATATATCACCTCTATCAGATCGATCTTGCCGTTGTTGATGAGCCTGTTCTTGCCTTTTTTGTTCCGCTGCAGCCTTCTCATTAGCTTCAGTTTTAGCAAGATCCTCGACCTCTAATTGCTTAACTTGCTTAACATATGGAGCTAACGCCACATCAAAGAACTCTTTCATCCCTATCCGGGTACTAATAATGGTATCGCCATCTTCACCAGTCTCGACTGTTTTCAAAAAAGCATCCGTGAGCTGTTGACGAAGATTTGGCAAGTATCTTAGAAGTTCGCCATACTCCTCATTAATAGCTTCTAAATCATATTTTATTGTTACATTGGTTTCAACAATTTTATCTATTTCGGCTTGATCAGCTCTGGATTGCTTCTCGAAATGATCTTGCGCTCGCAATAACCAACTTGCAGCTTCCTCGGCCGTAAAAGGTTCCCCTGTAGCTGGATTTTGTAATTTCATAACATCGGCAATACTCTCGATAGGATCACCGTCAGCATCTTCTAGTCGAGTAGGCTTATCGAACAATTTACTCCGGACATCTTTAGCTATATCATCTCTAGCTTGTCTTAATTGAGCTTCTTCAGCTAAACGATCTCGGACTGTTGGTTCAGGTTTAAGATTTTGTTTTTCTGGATCGCCTTCAGCTTTCTTTTCGGGATCATCACCAGGTTTTTGTTCCTCATCACCCGTTTTTGCTTTTGCAGCCGCTTCGTCCGCTGCAATTTCTTCAGGTGTTTTTTCTGACTTGGTTGGCTCATTCGAAACTCCTTCTTTGTTTTTCTCATTTAACTCAACGCCACTATCACTAACGAAATCGTCGGCAGCTGTAGCCCACTCTAGTTCATCTTGAGTTGGTTCGGTTGAACCAGTATCATTTGTTACAGTTGCTTGGCTTGGATCCATATCACCCCTTTCTGCCGTTTTTAACGGCTATTATTGCTGAATCAACCATATTTTGTATTGGTATTAGGATATTATATGCGACTTGTCGTCCGGCAACTTGAGTTTCAAGTGTAATCGCGTCTTTAGCTAGATCGAACGCATTAAAATCTTTAGATAAATTAATAATACCTTCATCAAGGATTTCCTTAACTTTTACTAATGTACTATATTCTTCTTCATCGTTTTCCGCCACTGGATCTTGAACTGGGGCGGTTGCTGGTGAAAGAAATGGTATTTCTTCATCTTTAGCTAATATACTCACTTATTGCTCCTTTGCTTGATTATAATACGATAATAACGTAACTGTTTTATTGTGTCAATTGTTGGCCAGTTGAGGGAGAAGGTGACAACGATTCAGCTGCTCCCATTTGTGGATTACCTGTAGGCAAAGCGACCGGTGGGGCAATAGACATTCTTTTAGCCTGTGGAACACTTTTTTCAAGTATCATATCCATGATCATTTTGGCTCGTTGACGGAGTTCAGGATCTGAGCCATCATCGTTTTGCAATAGCGTAACAAGTGTATCTTGAAGATCTGCACGTTGCTTTTCTTCCATTTCTTGTTTGCCAAGACTAAGTTCAATTTCAATAGTCCAAGTCTCAATGAAGTCATAGAGATCATTCCAATCAACCGTAATTTTATTATCATCACCTATTGGGGCAATAAATTCTGGTTGTTCTTCTGTTGGTTTAAATTGTTGCTCGGCAATACGATTAATAGCATTTTTACACTCATCATCAACAATAACAACTGAATCATTAGCTATTTTCTCTCCGGTTTTAGGATCAACAGTTCTCTCTGTCGTTTGTTCAGAGATAAACGTATCAAGAGCGACTAAAACATATTGTCTTAAAAAGTTCTCAAGAATATTGGTAATCTGATTTGTTGTTAAATCTTGGACATCGTTCTGTTGTTTTACTCCAGGACCAGTTTTAGAGAATTCACCACCATTGTTAACCGCACTAAATGGGGATCCCATTATGTTTTGAATTTGTGAAGCTAAAAACTTCATCATCGGAGTAAATTGAGATAAAGCGCCGTTATCCATCGATTTAAGTTCGGCGGTGGCATTTTGATCAAGAGCCTCCCAGACAGCTCCTTGTGTAAGCTGAACTGATTTGGTAAACCGACCGCGCTTAAGAATCGGAGGTTTTGCGTTGAGTAAGAGCATTGAAGCAATCGACTGGTAATAAATATTAGCAAGGTTTTGGTTTGGTGAAGCTAATCGAACACGAGATAAGCCGAATGGAGTCAGTGGGGCTGGATCAATAACAAGACCTTGAACTCGAGGATAACCGAACTTAGATTTGTTCTTTATGCAACGGAGGGCGGTCTCTGCTAATTGTGGACAAAATGTGCAAAACTGTCCATCACGACCAACATCATACCTTGTAACAAATTGGTAGGTGTTGGCAATATATTCCTGTTGTGCTTTTTTTTGTGGATCTGACTGATAAATAGAATAATTCTTTGTTTCAGGTGTCATCTCAAGCAGCTCATCAAGAGCGGGAATATTCCAACTAGTATTTGGATTTTGTTTAGCAGCGTCACGGATCTTACGAACACGAGATTTTGTCAGGTTTGCGACTACATAGAAGAAACCGGACTCGTTAAAATCTTGTATACCTGGCTCTGGATCAACATCAGTATAGTGCATAAGGCGCATTGTAGTGCCGAAATCATCAAGAACTTCAGAGGCAATTGTCATAAAAGTAGAATAACCATGAGTAATTGCTTGTTCAGTACCCATCTGGAGAGTGCTCAAAAGCCCTTTACCAAAAGTGTCCTCATTTAGAACATTATGACGGACAAAAAATGAAGATAAAGCAGCTTGGGTGCTATTTTTAGTACCATTTATAGATACTCCAAAAATCGGTAACTGTTGAAGCGAGTTCCGAGGGATAGATCTAACAAGGCCTGCAATAGTTGTATCTCCTACATAAGGAGCATCTTTTTGATGATATAGCGGTACTCCATCAACAAGATTGTCTAAAGAAGGAAAATCGTTAGTATATGTTTCGCGATTAACCCGAGAAGTATTCCATTCTTCAATCATAGACCGCATATCGATATTCTTAATTGCATCTGGTATTTTTTGATCTTTATTCATAATTATTTTACCCCTTTTATTTATTCTACCTTAAATCTGGTTTTACTCCCAAATTTTCTCCTTCAAACACAACAGAATGCCACAAATAATCATTATATCCTTTCGGTGTTCTGATATAGGGCTGTAACTCTGAAGCAAGATCATTAATGTTCAAAGGGATCCTTTTATCCTCTCTAACCAAAGCGGAGTCTGTCTGATCAATCAAAACTGATTGCTGATAACTCTCTGGCGTTGGTTGACCATTAAACAAATATTGAGGATCTGAATAGCCACCAGAAGAAGATGCTATATACTGTGGTCCATGATAAAGCTTCTCTTTGTTCTTTGGTTTACCATTTTGATTAGTATAGTTCACTCCAACATATATATCACCAATTAAATCAAGCATATAGAAAACAGCTTGCACTACAGCTTGATATCCATTATGAGCCTCATTAATACCAATTTTCGCATGGACAAGCTCTGTATCAAAAGTCTGAGCCCCATTAATATAATCAACAGAACCAAAAGAGTCATAAAGTTTAAGTATTTTCTTGCCCTGACGAATATAAACGAAAGCTGGACTATCATTAGGAGATACTACCCCAATCCACTGTGCAGGGATTTGAAGGGTGTACCATGCGCCATTATTGTCAAGATCTCGAACAAGAATCTCAGTAGGAGTATTAAAGCCGTATGCGGGAACGATCCATAAAAATCTATTATTCCACGCTGTACCGACAATTTCTTGTAGCGCTCCCACATTTACTCGACGCATATATTCTTTGATATTTTTATCAGTATCTTTGGTTGCGAGCACATTTTGGAGTTGTGGTTGTGTGTCCATGCTCATCATGCCGTCAGTAGATGGGAATGATAATTGACCCTTATAATTGATTACACCATAGCTTGAAGCAACTCCGGCAGCACCATAGTTCTGCTCTGTAACACCCCAAACAACAAAGGACTGATTACCATAATTAATGGTTTGTTGCTCAAGTGTAGCCTGTTTACTAAGGCCTTGGGTGTTACTAAATAAAATAGTAAGGCTAGGGATTCCTTGCCCGTTACGGAAGCCAACAACAGAGGCTGGATAGTAGTTTGTGCCCTTCGAAGGCTGAGACCGGAAGCCACCGTTAGCTGAGCTGAAGTCTCTGGCAAACTCACCGTCGCCGCCGATCCATACAGTATCACGCTCATCAACGTCACCGAAAAGCACTGGACGACCATTTGATTCAATGCCGTGATCAACACGAGGACCCTCCGTACTATTTGCGCTAGGAGGGTTACCGCGACCAATATCGATAGCAAGAGTGCCATTATCAACGATACTAGTCTGGTTCAGATCAAGGCCACCAGCGAGCATAAGCATATCTGTTGGTTGAATAGTCCCACCGTTAGAAGCTAAAGCAACGTAAAGATTCCAATATGTAGCGGCAGCTGGTGGTGTTCCGGGCCGAGATATTGTCAAAAATTCAGTTCCATCGGACTTCCATTGATCACGAGGTTTATTAATAGTATAAGTAAGAATAGGCGATATTTCAGTTTCTCCAGTTGGACTTGAATATGTCCAACCATAATAAATCTTATAGCTACCAGTATTAGTCAAAACAGTAGGAGAAATTGTCACAGGATCAGTTGGGTTAGCAATAAAAACATATTTAACTAAATCAAATCCAGGAGTAGATAAGTCTATGTAACATAATCTATCTCCGTTAGTACCGTTTAACACTAAAATAGAATTAAGCACTCTCAAGAAAGTGGTTTTGCCGCCGTTATTTGTTGTGATAGTGTTGTCACCACCACAGTCAGTCCAAGCTGAATCACCTTCTTGACAATACTTAAGTTTATTGTCGTCAGCTGTAAAAAAATAAAGTTCACCATCAACTAAAGCAGGAAAAATCTCATAACCACTTTCGATCGTATCAGGCAACCACTCTTGTAATGATTTTCTAGGACGGGGCTTGCCATTAGGAGATAACTCTATATTTTTACTAGAAACAAATTGGTTCCCATCGGCCATTTGCTCTCCGTTAAGGAAAAGCCCTCCGGACCAACCTTTGATATCAAGGCTAGATATGTTCTTTTTTGGAACTTTTTCCGGGTTAGTTACTGCCATTAGAATACACCTGTGATATAACTAAAATCTTCATAGACAGCTTCATCGGCGGCTGCGCTTTGAGCGTTAGTGGCCTTAAGCCCCTCAAGCAATGCAGCGTATTTCTGAGTATATGAAGGAGATAAACCTCCTTGTACAATATCGGGTAGACTCGCATTTTTAGCTGTACCAAGCACAAGTAATTGACGGGGAACAGGTAAATCGAATAAATCGGTATTTGTGTTTAATAATCGCGGGAACTTATGGACTATGTCTGCAACAACAGTTCCACCTATTTCTGTATCATTCAATAGCCTGGAAAAGGCAAGAGATTGATTCACATAAGTAACTCGCTGATCTCTCAAGATATAGCCCTTCCTGCGAGTTATTTGGTTTGGATCAACAACATCCCAAGCGCTAATAACACTTCCATCTTGTAGAATAACCAAAGGTCTATTTTCAGATATGATAGGTCTTAGAGCCTCCTCTGGCAACTCAAAAGTATCTGTTGCTGTAGAAACAGTTCCTAAATCAGCGTTATTTTCACGAAGAAAGTTCCAATTAGTAGGTGTTCCATCAGGTTCTTTTTCGAACTCTAACTCATCAAGAAATAAGTTACACCATATAAGAGTTTTAGCAATTTGTTCAACTCCATCTTCATCTGTTGGATCGTCAATTCGTCTACCATAAATTGTTAAGTAAACCTGTTGTGCGAATTCTTCAACTTTTTCTTCATTTGTCATGCTCTACCTCCACGCTTGACACTAATCTTTTTAAGCATTGAAGTGTCGTTATTTGCTACCTTTTTTAATTTTGGAATCGCTGTTTGAGGCTGTGAATATGAAGCCCCCTGAGCTTTTATTGGCGAATATGTGAAACTTTTAGAATCTTGAGTGGCAATATTTGTAGAAAATTTAGATTTTCCACCTCTGCCTCCACCAGACCTTTTACGCCCTCCACTTCTTCTGCCTCCTCCACCACCTCCACTTCTTCTTCCGCTTCCTTTTGTCCAATAATACTTAGATTTGAACACGGCGCCGGAATCAACTAACGCCTTATCTAAATTATACAACCGTTCCGCATAGTCAACTAATTTTTGATCGCCAGATTTTATCATCTCTCTCCATGCAGTAACCCCGATTCCGCCATCTTGAGCAGAACTTCTCTCATAAGCCGTCACCATCTTTGGACTAACATCAAGTTCATTAAAGACTTCATACCGTTGCAATTTCCTGCGCTGAGCATCTATCCTAGATTTCGGCGTATCTGGGTCGGCCTCAAGTTCATCAAGGCGGTATTGACTACCCCTAATAGCTTTACCGTACTCACCAGATTCCACAAGATCTTGTATTTTTTCAGAAGTTGTTGGTATACCTTCTTTATCAAGAACTTTTTTAGATGCCTTTAAGCCTTCTTCCACTACACGATCTTTGGCCATTTTGTCTGTTTCATGGTTTCCCTTTGTTATTCTATCTAAGAAATCACGAGCAGGAGTGCCTTTTCTTCTTTCAAGAAGTTGAGATAGCCCTGGTATAGTATTCTGAGTCTTAGCTAGTTGACTTGCTATAGGATCTTTTGTTCCATCTTTCTTTAACACCTTGGTTTCGGCTGCCTCGCCGGTAGGATTAAACCCTAATTCTGGAAGATTCAAAACTGCATTAATATCATTACCAATAGCAGGAATACTCTGTCTGATAGATGAACCAACGACTTCTGCCCAATTGTTCTCATTAGAACCAGTATCAGAAGGATTAATAGCCCCCATCGCTCCTCCTAGAGCAGTCTGAAGAACATTATCTCCTCCAAAGAACCCACCAGTTCCAGAAGATTTTATTACTCTATCAAGTGTATCTGTAACTGCACTAGTGAATACATCTGAAGGATTATCCGCTCCCATAGCTTGATTTATACCATATCCAACAACCATTGGAACTGAAGCTAAACCAACCGAACTAACAGGGATGTATCGATCTCCAACATGGAAGTATAAACCGCCGTAACTGTCACCATTAGCGTCAGTAGGGGTTAATATTCCAGAATTAGCTAAAACTGTAGCCGTTGAAAAGCCTATAGCGGTATTGGTCGTTAATTTAGCAAGAGAATTGGACAATAGCTGTGTATCACCATTTTTAACAGCTTTAGTGATCTCCCACATGTTATGAACCACATTCATATCTGTAAAAGTTCTATGTGTCATCCCTCCGATGAATCTTGTAAACGGAGCGACAATACTCTTAAGAATCGCGCCGGTGGTTTTACCAGCTGGAGTGTTAGATTTGATTAAAGTATTCGAAATAGCATCGATCTTACTACTCACAATATTATTATGAAGCATGTTAGCTTTTAAGTGCTCTTGTTGAGCAGCATATTTTTCATTAGAAGAAGCAACTGCCCAATAAGAATCGGCAAACAATTTAGCATCATCTCCCTCTAAATTAAGCTCTTTGGCTCTTTGTCTACCATAACGATAGATTTCATTATTCTCAATGTATTTGGTTGCTTCTGTAGGTAGTTCGGTTCCAGCTTTAACTAAATTACGAAAACCACCTGTAGCTTTATTCTCAAGTTCTGATCTACCCGTTGCCATTCCTTTTATCTCTGCCATAATATCTCTAACTTGATTCTTGCCTTGAGCCGCCTCAAAAGTAGATTTCCCGGCGTTCTTAAGATCTTCTAGGGATGGCAGCGCTTGTGGTAGTGTTTCTAGCGCTCCACCTTTACCGACACGATCGTTCAGGACTCGAGCAAAAAGAGCAGATAAAGCACGATTAGCAGTATCTAACGCTGTAGTGCTACCTGTAGATCCAAGATCGAAAATACGTCCGCTAAGACTTGATAACATTGATGTTCTGTTCCAGTTTGCTACTTTTTGACCAAAAGTGCTATCTGGAGATGCCTGAGAGAAGTAATCTGTTACCTCTGCATTTTTTGTATACAAATCAACAAGAGCTTCTTCTTTGGTTTTATTTAGCATCTCTAACCGCGATCTAGCCTCAGGAGTAGCAAATCCTGCGGTTGCCGATCTGTTAAAATCAGCAACTTCATTCTCAATAGCTTTTACTCTTTTTTCTGCACTATCCGCAGATTCAACTTTTCCGAGCAAGAGTTCCATTTCTTGATCTGGAAGATCATCCATCCCCACTCTATTACGTTCACGATTTATTTTCTTTACTAACAACTCTGCTTTCATGTCTGACGGCAACTCACCATAAGCAACTTTTAAAACACCAAAATTTTGACCAGATTTTGATTGAAAATTACTCATTGCATCAGCAAGATTTAATCGAGCTTCACGAGCACCTGGTACATTCTCAGAAACCATAGCATTAAGGACTTTTCGCTCCTCAAGAGCATTTATCCAGGTTTGTGGATCATTTTGATCAAGAACACGGCCTTCAGACCATGAAGATACTAACTGCTCAGGAGATTTAGATCTAGCATTAATCCTAGCTACCGACAGCGACTCCTCCACGTTCAAAGGAGTTTTTCCGGGGACTGTATCTAAAATCTCTTGAGCCAGAACTGGATCTGCCTCGGTAGAAGCAAAAGCTTGTCGTTCTCTTAATGAAGCAGGGTTCGGCGCTTGTTCTCGAGCTGCTTGTTCCGCCGCAGCTTGGATGTCGGCCTCAGAGGTGGCTGTAATACTATCCCCTCTTTCAGGAACAATGCCTTCAGCGGCGAGCTCTTGGGCCCGCTGTGCGTCAGATTTGAGTATTGGGTTGCCATTGACATCTACTTCTGGACTTGGAGCAACTTCAGCTTTTTGAGGTGCTGTATCAAGCGCTGCTACCTGTTGCTGTGGAATAGTTGGAGCTTTGACTAAAGGTTGATCACCAGGAACAGCCTTATTAAAATTAGCAATAGGAATATCGTCGGCCGCCCCAATAGCCGCCCCAATAGCAGGCCCATTAACAGGATCAGATTTTGCTAGAGCGATAGGATTGGTGACATCAGGTATTTTCGGAGTTTGCTTAATGGTTTTTGGAATATTTGTAGATTTAATTCCCTTTTCAACCTCGACAGCTGACTCTCCGGCCGAAGTGACTACTTCCCTAGATGTTTCATCTTTTGAAGGAGTTTTAGCAACTTGTTCTAAGTCATTAACACCGTCCTCTACTGTCTTAGTGATCCCATCAGCTTCATCAACAGAATTCTTTACAGCTTGAGAAGTAGCATTGTCAACCGCATCCTCACCAGCCTCTTTGATGCCCTGGCTAGGAAACAACAAAGAGGATCCCGCTGTTAGTGCGCCTGTTTTCAGCGCGTCTAAGGGATTTATGTTTTCAGCCCCGCCAAGATACCCTTGTGCTGCTGCGCTTGCGCCTGTACCAACCAACAAAGGAATAGCGGCCTCCTCAGCTGCCTTAATACCAGCTTTTTTAAGTGCATTTTTGGCACTAGCCTTTATTCCGCCTTCAACCACCTCTTGAAAACCTTTTCTACCAGCAGCCATAACACCTGACTTTGCAACACCTCCAGTACCGATAAAATCAAGAGGAGCCATTGCAAGTCCAAGATTTTGTAAGTTTCGTAATTTTCTTTGTGTCTCTGGGTCCAATTTGTCAAATTTTTCTTGATTCATACCCAGATCAATCTGTAGTCGCTGATTAGCTATATCGGCGCCATAATCATTATTACCATTAGCTTTCGCTAACTTCTCGGCACTTGCTAACCCTACATTTATTACTGAACCAGTAACCGGGACATATGAAGCAACCTCACCAGCCTTAGTAAGTTTTTTTTGAAAATCGGCTAAAGACTCTCTTTGTGTGCCTAATCTTTTATTCTCAAGGTTCCCAATCCGCCTAGTATCTTCTTGATAAGATGAAACAGATGGATTTTCTGCCCAATTATTCTTTTCTTTATATTGTCTCGCGGCCGTGCCTCGTGCAATAGTTCTAGCCCTTTCCTCAACGGCTTTTCTGTTCGTGACATTCCGGCTTAACCAGCTCTCACCCTGTTCAGCTTTTTTTCTCGCTGAATCATAATTTTTAACAGCTAGTTGATCAATCTTCTTTTCAGTGTTGAGATCCTTTGGTGTTTTAGCCGGAGTAGACTCGGCAGGAGGAATAAAAGGATTTTTTGTCTCAGTATTGAATTGACTTTGTGATCCAACTTTTTTTAAAGGATTCTTAGGGTCATAATCAGGAGTAATAGCGTTATCAAAAAGTGGTGCTGTTTTTGGAGGAGCAGTATAGCTCCGCACTTTCTCGACAGCACGTCTCCTTTTTTCTTCTTTATCCTCTTTGGCGAATTGCTGACGCTGACGAGCGTTCTCGTCTTTGTCCCAAAAATCCAACCCCGAGATAATCTTTTTAAAGAAGTTAGCCATTCTATTACTCCTTTTATTACGCGGTCGCTACTAATCTTTTTCGCCTTTGTTCTTCTGTCTCTTTCCCTGAATTAGCGTTTAAAGCTGTAGGTCCAGCTGAAACACCACCGTCAGTAACTTTAACAGTCATGTCTCCGGCACCGGCAAGATAACTCTCAATATCACCAGGAGTATATGCAGCTGCCTTAGAAGAATATGGAGTTGCTGCTACTCGAGTTTTTGAAGCAATTTCATTATTCAAACCACCAGCTTTACCAAGCCAATCTGTAGCTGCTGCTGTATTGCCAGCGTCACCGTAAAGCTCGGCCATTTTCTGAAAGTAATTCTGTCTCTTACTAGCAATCGAACCTTCGAGCGCTGTTTTTTGATTGATCCGGGAGGTTTCAGCTTCTTTTCGGCGCTGAGCATCTTCCTCATCAAATCTTCCCCAAGCTTTATCGAATGATTGAGCATTTGTTGCAGCAGTTTCAGTAGCTCCCCCAAGATCTTTATTAGCCTCAGTTGTTACGGCTTGATTAGCTAACTTGCTTCCATCACCACTTAATGCACCTATTGATCCTAAAACACCACGAAGGCCTCTCAACCCTTGGGCAGCCGAACTTAATGCGTTCTGTTTATTCCTTTGGAGGTTTTGATTATTGGTTACTACATTCTCATCATAATCTTCTCTAGTGTTACCTCTCTCAAGATCATATTTACTAATAAGGGATCCATAACCCTCGTCGATATTTTGGTTCCCTACATTAAACTCTGTATCAAGACTATTGATAGCCTGTTGAGTAGCACCAACCGCAGCATCATTCAATACCTTCTGAGAAGATGCGCCACCGCCTCCTCCACCACCACCAGATGTGCGTCTTCCACCACCAGAACTTGTAGTAGTTTTTTTAGCTCCTCCTGGGTTTGGATCATCAATCCGAGTAGACTCGGCTGATAAGTATTGAGCGTCAAACCCTGTTCCATAATCTTTAATTAATTTTCCTGCGTTTTGGGTGCCAGATGATGACTTATACCAAACATTACCATCTTGCCCTATCCAATATGCTGTTCCTGCCATAGTAAAACCTCCGTTAAAATTTCCAATTTTATAATAACATAAAATGGTTAAGGATAGACAACAAATTAAAAATATATTAATAATCCGTTTCAATGTATACCTTCGCAATCTCGAGGTTCGCGCCAGCGGCAACCGCCCCATTATTTAATTCTGCCTTAAAACACATACCAGTATTTACGGCTGGTATATCTGTATTATAACTCGTATCAAGAACTACTGCATCATTATGTAAATTAACAATACGAACATAAATATCTGTTGCTGCTCCTGGAGGACAATACATTATCAAATCATAACCATGAGAGACGTCGGTACGAACTGCATTTGATCCCAAGTCAACCTTAGTAGCAGTACCAGAGCCATCATTTCTGTAAAAAAACCAATTGCCAGTATTAGCATCTGTGGTGTCATACCCCATACCAATCATATTCACTAGAGCAGATACAGCCCCCGCAACTGCCGATAACGCGCCATTAGAAAAACAAAGGCCAACAAAGGCTTGAGAACCAGCAAGATTAATGTTGTGCCCCAACTGCGCCCTAAAAAAGAAACCTCCAAAGCCTGCGGCATTACCCCTAAACCATTGTTGGATTACCGTTCTCATCCCGGCAGTGTTACTGGCCGTTGTTGTTGTTTGGAATCTTTTGCGCCAAGTAGCCAGCCATCGATTAGCACTAGCAGCTGTTATCTGAGACGTTAGTGTGCCTAAGGTTGTTAGACTTCCTCCCCAAACAGAAGGAGCAGTATTTATCGAAGTCGGAGCAACCATAAAAATAGAGTTGCCGTGCAAGCTTGTTTGGATAATTGTATCTATACCAGCTGGACCAATCATCTTAGGCATATGTCGGTGAGCTATCTGTTTAGAATAAAAAACAAGTCCATCTGTAGGAGCCACTGGATCAGTTGTTGACAGTAGTTTGAGATTATCGTTCTCTATCCCTACATTAGAGGCCCCTGCAAAAGCCCCTGCACCATTATTATATTGAACTTGACCGTTGCTTCCGCTAGGAGAACCACCAGGAGAAGTGTTCTTCCATGAACTAGAAGCTTCATCATAAGCAAGAGTCTGACCATCTGCCAATCCAGAAATGTTAACATCATGTATTTCTTCAATCTCCCAACCATTGCTGACTGAAACGAAAATTTCACCATTAACAGAATGAACACGAGTAACAACACCAATAGAGACCAAGTGTGCAGGGGCAGAAGGCTTATTAGCAGTTCCGTACAACAAATTACCATTAGTACCCAACCATACAGGATCACCAATTGTTGCTGCACTGGTATCAAAACCAGCCAGCAAACCTTCGGTCGTTACACGAGCCAAATCATTTATTGCAACAGTCTCATTAACCAAACCCATTGTCAAACTAGAGGTTGCCTCTGAAGTGTTGTCTGCTTTGGAAACAGTCATATTAGTGCCATCAGCACCAGATACATACACAGCCTGACCCTTGTTAATGGCCTGAGAAGCCTTAACTAAGTGTTGCGTGGAAGTAGCAAAGTTGTCAATCCATTCTGTGTTATAGTCGGTTGCGTCAATCTTAGATAGAATCTGTCCAGCAATACCGCCAACAACAACACCAGGACCCGTAGGACCAGTATCACCTGTCGGACCGGTATCGCCCTGAATACCTTGTGGACCAACAGGACCTTGAACGCCAGTGTCGCCGACTGGACCTTGAACCCCTTGTGGGCCTATATCGCCCTGAATACCTTGTGGACCAGTATCACCTGTCGGACCGGTATCGCCCTGAATACCTTGTGGACCCTGTGGACCAACAGGACCTTGAACGCCTTGGATTCCCTGAATACCTTGTGCGCCTTGTGAAACATTACCTGTAATTGGTTGAGATTCTTTAATGGAAGTTTGAATAATAACGCTGGGCTTAACACTTGGTGATATAGTGGCTCCCTCGACGACATTAACTGTAATCGTCGCATTTGCCATTATGTAATCCTATTCGTTGGACTACCGTCTATTTTGATAGTACCCTCATCAACTTTATAAATTTCACCATCAGCCTGTTCAACCTTGATATCATAATAGTATTTGTTTGGAATAATAGTAGCGGTATCCTCTGGTTCAAGAAGGATTGTGGCAAGACCATTAACATCACCATTAGTAACATTTTTTGAAATGATAGCGGTAGTGTCAGTGACATCTGAATCAAACTCTGCATTTTTCACAGTAAAACGAACTATAGCACCAACCAAAGATTCTGGCACTCCGTTTTTCTTGTAGGCTAACCCAATAGTGAAAGTTGTGCCCCTGTCCATAGTTAATTTTCCCATTTTGAACCCCCATCTTATATCTAATTCAATAATACTACAAACAATAAAATTATAACAATTTTTCTAATTGCAATATCACATCATCTATATTACCAGAGTGAACTGTCATAGCAGTCGACCATTGACTTAATATTTCTAAGGTAGTCTCTTGTAATGGTTGATACCGAGATTTAGCAGTAGCCTTACACTCAAAAGCACCCCACCAATTCCCCAAAAAAGCCCAAACATCAGGACACCCGACAGGAGTTCCGAGCCCGGGTTTTGTTTTAATAACATAACAACCCTTACTCTTAAGGAAGTTGATTAATCTTTTTTGAACTTTGCTTTCCATACGTCCGATACCTGAGGGGCCTCAATATAATAAACTCCATCTTCATTTCTTTTTGCACCATAAGGAGCTTCTAAAACATAGCTAGATAAATACATATCTTCCCCAAGAACCTTAATTGTTTCAACAAGCTTACCGTCAATTTGATCAAACACCTCTGTTATCGCTTCAAATTTACCACCCTCTGCAAGCTTAAGTAAATTAGCGGCTATTACTGATTTAACAAGAGGGATGCTTTTGCCTAAACTAGTTAAATCAATATTATCTGCCAAAGCTAACTCAGTCTCTCTTTTCCTGTCTAGTATTAACTTAACCATCTTCCGGGGAGCCTCAGACAGTTTGATTAAAGTTTCGCGTAAACTTAAAGTAGCCAGTTGAGCCGATTGATCTTCCACTACTTCTGGCTCAATTTCTACTAAACCAGACTCCTCTACTGGTAATGTTTCAATCATTGGATAAGCGGATGGTGGACTAAGGGCTATCTCCTCTGCTAATGGGAATAGAATAAATACCTTTGGATATTCAACTCTAATAGGAGTTTCAACCGTTCCATCAACCCTAGCGATAGCAGTTTTTATTGCTCCTAATTTACCTTCTGAACAAATTCTAATAAGAGATAATATCGTGCCCTGGTAACCTTTATAATCTAAATCATTTTCTATTTTACAAAAGTCATCCCAGCGAAGATTAATCATCTCTGAGAGGAAGTCACCTAATCTACCTTTTTCTACGGCCATTGTCGTCCCAACTAGCACACTTGTGCCTTCTAATATTTCTTCTTCTTTCTATCTTCTTACAATTAGGACAGCGCCAATGTCGACGACCGGCGCCACGTCTTTTGTCTGGATCTGCATGAGTTATATGCCAATGAGTCCCACATTTATATGGAATAAATTCCTCTCCAGAGTGCCCTGTTGTTTTAGCTGCATGAACCTCAGCTACAAATTCTGTATCATAAAATTTTTTAGTATCACAACTATTCATAAAAAATCCTTTCCCTTATGATAATAAATCTTCTACTTCATTTTTGGTAGTGTCAATTTCGGTAACGCTTATGTCGGCAACAATTTCAGTACGAACCTCGTCGATCTTTTTCCATAACTGTTGGATAATAATCGTCTTACCACCAATGTTAGTCGTTGTTTCGCGAACATCGTAACCACCTCTTTTTGTTGGATTACTAAGTTTATTCCGATCCCATAATTTTTTTTCTGCATTTTTTCTCGCCTGAGAACGCGCAAAACTAAAAACCGAAATCAGTGTTGATAGGGTTGACTTCTTCTCCATAGTGACCACTCCATTCCCCAAGCAAACTCTCTTGCTCAGAATTTAATTTTTCTATTTCAATATCGCTATCGGTAGCCTGGTATAAACCAAGACGACCCTTGACCTTTACTAGCTCTGGATAACTGACTTCACCCTTTAAATAAATCTTTAAAGCTCTGCCGTTGTCCTCTCGGGCCGAGCGACGAAGAAAGCCCTTCTCGTCCATCGCGCGCCTTAGAACATTTATTGAACTTGGCTTATACCCATTCTCAGTACACCAGTTCGAGTAATCTACCTCAAGGAGTCGGAAGTTCAAGAACCCGAGCACATCATTAGAGACAAGATCATCAGCATAGGTTTGTGCAGTGTTGGCTTCGGTGTCATACTTCTCTTTCATTTGAGTAGTGACATCAGAAAAACTATATTCATACATCTGCTCTTTTAAGACATTAGTATATTTAATAAGCTCACCTAAGAATCTACTAATGAACTCTTTTGTAAATGTTTGATCTTCGAAGGTTTCGTCGGGTCGAAATCTGTTGTTAAAGGGAATAACGAGTGTTCGACGACGGGCGCCATATGACTTGTCCCCGAATGTGGGTATGTTATTCGCTGAAAAGATATGGTGTATATTCCCCTCGATCTGCACCATATCTTGACTATGGAACTTGTGGACACTGAAACTTTCATGGGTTCCAATAGACTTATAGGTACGGGTATCTTCCACGAATCCTTCACTAGATTCCTTACAGATATTAGCCAGTTTTCCGTTGAGCTGGGGAGTATCACGCTCATCCTCAAGTTGCTTGACGGTGATCTCTGTGAGGTAGTTTCCGAAAATTCTATAGAGTAGGTGGACGAGGGTAGACTTTCCATTGGCTCCACCTCCAAGATACCAGATAACTCCGGTTGGTTTTTTGTCCATAATAATTGGCGCAACTGATTGCATAATGTCATCATAAACTCCTTCATCCCCGCAAGCGAGGTCTAATATAAATGGTATTTTTTCTTTATCGTCAACCGGATTATGCTTTACTCTATACACACAATCTTCGGCCGCTATATCTCCCGTCCAATCTAACGCTTTCATATCCCACACGTTGTCACCAAAAGCAACATACGTCGCTCGATCACTCATATCGGGAGCAGTGGTCCGGAACAGGTGTTCGAGATCCGACACGGCGGACTTATTCAGGCCGTCACCGAAATTCTTATAACAAGCTTCTGCAAACCGATCGCTGGTAAGATCGACCCACCGGCCGTCATCCTCGATAATCGTCGCGCCCTTAAACCTAGCGATCCTATTCTTCCGCCGTAATATCTCGGCCCGGAGTTGTTTCACTGGCTTGCGTTCGTCTGTTTGTTTTTCTAATTCCTTCATACATACTCCGGCAAGAAGTCACACACATGAATATGTGGAACTCTCCCAACAGTCCTAAGCGCCGACCCATTAATTTTAAAGTAGTGGTAATCTCTCTCTAACTCCGGGAAGATATCCCACCACAACTCGAACAATTCCACATCCTCTAGTCCCCAATAGTCTCCCTCGGCAGTCTCCCTTTTCAACACCACCATTAAGTGTCGAGAATTCAACTTGTCATGCGGGAACCTATTCGGCACTAGTTTCCAATGCACCCATTCCTTAATTGGCGCAATGTCTTGTAGTGGTTCTAGTTGCCCAAGCCTCTTAGCTTTTTGATAGGCCTCCTCACTTGCTTCTGTGCGAGCTGTCATTCTTCTACCCTCCTTTAGATTAATTGCACGACGCCTTTGCTCAAGTGTCGTTCTACTACGATAAGCGATTTAACACACTTGCACAAGTACCATATATAGCGGACTAAGCCACAATCAAAACACTATACCTCTATAGCCTTCGGCAAATCCTGTAAAAAGAAAGTTGAGGTCGGTGAAGGAAATAAACCTGGTAACAAAAAAGACCGACAGAGGGGGGGTTTCTGTCGGTCCGAAATGATTATATCAAGATAGATAGGTTTGTATATAGTGTGTAGGGTTG